AGCGTGAATGGCAGATTAAAAAGACTTCCTAAAATTGGAGAAACAAAATGATTACAAATGTAATTATGATAATTTTATTATTAGCAATTGGAGTCTTTGTTGCTATTTTAGGAGTATTCTTTTTTATTTTGTTTCTTGGTGAGTAACTGTCATATTTTCAGGATAAAGTGGGTTTGCGGGATTTTCCGCATTCATTTTTTAGGGGAATATCATGTACAAAGTTGTGATTGACATTGGCGATTGGTCATGGAATGAAGACCAAAAAGTGACTATTGAAACAGATGATTTTGAAAAAGCTGAAATGATTGTTGAATTCATCGAGTTCCAGAAAGATCACGGTTGGGCTGCTGACTACGATGTAGTTGAGTATGATGATGAAGAAGAAGACGCTCAGTGCGATGAAGAAGTTGAAGACGAAGAAGACGAAGAAGTCGAGTATCAAGTTGGCGACATCGTAGAAGATGAAGATGGCTTGGTTTGGGAACTGGTGGGTTAATACCTAAAATGGGTGTTATCATACCCATGCAGTTGTTTATTGCAGGGGGCGTAATTGCCCCCTTTTTTTATGCTACATCGTGAATTTTGCCTCTAAACTCAACCTGACCATCAGCCCATGTATGGACAAGCTCAGGCCACAATAAATTACCATCATGGTATGTCAGGATAGCAAATCCTGATCTCCAGTTGGTCGGAGATAACTCTAAGTAATTCTCAAATTGGACACCTGTTGGATCAGCCAGTGTTCCAGTATCCACCCCAAACCTTGTGCCGTTGTAGTCATCAAATGGAGTCACTTTAAGGCTATGTAGATGCCCTGTGACGATGTTTACACCAGCATTGACAGTGTTGTTGTGTGTAGCGTGTACACCGCCTTTCCAACGGTGTTTAACGACTGTATTTTCCGTAGGCCAACAAGCCCAACATGGATGCCAAGCAGGGAAATGGTCTTTTAAACTAAACCCTTTGACAAACTCATATTGCGGTGCATTGGCAGCTAGACGATTCTCAAACCTTGCATCGTGGTTTCCAAGTGTCCAGACCAATTGCATATTGTGTCGTGTCTTTTTTGCAACATCTTCAATCTCACCCATTGCAATCTCACAGGCTTTGAGTTCCTGTATTACAGATGGTACGGTGTCCCATCCAATCCTCGGATAACGAGAGATACTAGCCCCATCAAAAATGTCACCGTTAGCAATAACTGCCACAGGTTGAAATTCTTTAATAGCCCATAAAAGACCTTTAAATGCTGTCGTATGAATGCCCGGCCAAAAATGAGCATCACTAAAAACAATAACAGTCCCATTTAAGACTCCTAAGTCTTTACGAGCCGCACTAGGTTTTGTTGAGGAATGCAATTTAGGGCTTTTTACTTGTAAAGATTCGCCATATTTAATCTCTAAAGTTCTTCGTCTACGACTTATATTTCTAAGGTGCATCCCTGTGGCAGTTGCCATTTCAGTGGCTGATTTATGTTGTTTCCAAAGCTCAATAAACTCTTTGTCAGTCAATTTCATATATGCGCCTTGTTAAAATTGTAATGTTGACGCATATTTATGACAGTTTATTTAATCAAGCCATTAAGACATCAATAGCTGCTTGAGTTCTAGCAACACGATCCTCAATACCATGAGTTCCACCATTAATCTTTTTGGTCAAACCCTCCATGTCACCTTTGTCAGCATAGGTATTTAACTTGTTCTTATTCCAGAACCAACCAGCAGACAATGCAGCATACTGAGGAGTGGCAACCAAGTCAGGATTCTCCACTAAGTCAACACCTAATGCTTTTCCACAAGCCTCATAGTTGCTCTTGCCTGTCAACTGGATCAAGCCACGACCACGATAGGCGTAACCCTCACCTGATTCTTCATCACCATTACCCATGCGACTCGCATAGACTTTGTTGGCAATCTTCTCAGGGTTGCGTTCACAAATTTGTCCATCACCAATGGTAGGGAAACGCTTAGGCCACACACGGCACAAAGATGCAGCAGAGTAGTTCAGATTCTCTGACAGGGCTGTAAAACCACCAGATTCGTGAGCGCATTGACCTAAGAAACAGGCTTGTCTCTCAGGAGTTGAAATGTCAAACTTCTCAAAAGTCTCGTTGATGGCATCAATCCACTCACCAGCTTTGGCTGGCTTCATCTTCAAAATCTTGGCTAATTGCTCTGTGTTCATGGTTTTCCTTTTAGGGTTTGGTAGACGGTGTTATATGCGTCTATACACGCATTTAATTGCCTTGTGTTGGCATCTCCTTGGTCTGTGATGGCGACAAGAGATTTAGCAGTCGCTCCGTCAAGTTCGGCACTTGCTTGAACGCTATCTCCGGTGGGAGTGGCGGAATCTGCGGTGGTTGATATGGGGCAGTTGGCTGCTTTGATAGGAATCCGCAACTTGAGAGCACCAGAGTCGATAGAAGAATGCAACTTTTGAGTTTGAAGTTTGGCTTCATAATTTGCCTTTGCAAGTTGATTTGCAGTGTTGTTTACAGCAGACACTAATGCCTGTTCTTTTTGTCTGGCTTCAGCATTAAGTCGAGCAATCTCCATCTGCTGTTTAGCAAACTCATCTTGCCCACCCTTGTAATAGCCACCGCCAAACGCACTCAGCACCGCCAAGACGATGCTAAGTAGTATCCAAGGATTCAATAAACTCATTCCTTAGCTTCCTGTTTTGGCTCGTCATCAGCATCAGCATCTGCCTTGGCAATAGCCTTGGCACTGGCTGAGACAGCAGAACGACCAGCAACACCACCAAGCACACCAGTGATGAAAACCATTATGGTATTGATCTGTTGGGTGTAAATTTTGTCAATTGCTGCCATACCATTCATAGGTTGAGTAACAAATGAAACGCTATACAAGAACATGGCAACAGAACCAAGAAGAATCATGGTCAATGAGAAGATTACAATCGCCCAAATTCTGACTTCAATTTCTTCAGAAGTCATACGATTATTAGGTTTATATCCAATGGTAGGCATTACTTTTTCTCCTTTTCGGGGGTTACGAGTTGCTCAGGACAGGTACTTGTTGCAGTACAGATTGGTGGTTTACATTCAGCATTAGACCAATTTTTAGGGTCTTGGCAAGGATACCTAAAGCGGTCTTCGCACCCTGTCAAATATAGGATTGTCGCTAATAGAATTAGGCTCTTTACGATCTTTATCACGTTGTTTCCTTTCAATACGTTGCTCAATCTTTTCTAACTTTTCTAAGGCACGTTTGGTTTCATACTTTGCATCCAGAATGTCCAAATACAACATTGCACCCAATGGGAGTAAAAAAGCAACCAACACACAGGCAGCAATCCATCCCATTATTTCTTCCCCAATTGACTTACGAACAGTAACCACATCCAAACGTACAGGAGGAATATAGAAGTCGCTACTAGGTACGCTACTTTGAGCTGGAAGTTTCTTTCTTCCTCCTTGCGTTGCCATAATTCTCGCCTCTTTAATGCCTCTTGCTTTAATCTTGCCTCAGTTTGCTCCTCTTGGATAGTTTCCCTCATATTGAAAACCTCTGAGTACAGTGCGCCCATCTCAGGTGGGCTTTGATACACCATACACTCACGAATCTGAACAACCAACTCAGCCATTTGCTGTTGTGCCATCACCCTCTTTAAAGCCGCTTCCATGTGGTTTTGATTAGGGTCATACACATTCTTTGACTTTTCTTCTTCTTCCCTTATGTGCGCTTCTAATTGTTCTTGAATCTTGAAGAACTCAGTAAGTTGTTTGACAATGTTGACTTTGACTTGAGTCTCATCAACGACAACAAACTTTTCTTTCTTTTTCGCCACAGGCTTGACCGGGGCTGGCTTATTCTTGGGCTTGAAAAAGTTACTAAGTTTATTCCAAAAGCCAGTAACTTCTGTATATATCCCAACAGCTTCGTCAACCGTTGCCTTGACCTCCATGAAAGATGTCTTAGCTTGCTTGTAAAGCTCGCAACCCTCTTTGATTGCGGCAACGCAAGCATTGGCGGCAAACAGGAGGGAGATTGGATCAATTTTGCATCCTTATCTGGGTTGCAATTGTTGATTCATGCCAGACATAGAACTTCTTTTAGGAGCAGCACCAAGGATTCCCATAATTTGATTTTGTTCTTCAGGACTCAAGTCATTTTTTGGCGATGCAACATTTTGAGAAGTAAAAATATCTTCAGGAACATATACCTCAGAACCAGTTGGTTCTTGAATA